GCCCCGGCTTACGCCGAGGCCAGTTTCTACGTAGGGTGGTTCCCTACGGTGCTTCTTTGATTCGTGTACACAACCTTGTGCACCGGCAGTTTAGCTAACCTGTCGCCCATCTTCCTATTGGTTTGGATGGAGTTTCATTGAAGACTTGAATGGTTGGGTAGCTCCCAACTCTTCAACTCATTCCTTACGGAATCCGCTGCCAGGCGGCCCCTGGTTCACACCAGGAGGGTTTTATGGGATATTACGCACAAACTTTGGCCGATACGCGTGAGGTTGCTCATAGTCGTTGGGGGTACCGCAATGCTGCGCCGTATGGATCTAGTCCATATCGTCGTACTTTTGCGACTGCCCTCAATTACGATGCCCGCAACGTTAACGCTGAGGTTGAAATCGGTGCGTCTAATTCCATGGCTGTAACCAATGTTACTAATCGGCTTCACGCCGGTTTTGGCAAACGGTTAGGAGAATCGTCGTCCTTCGGGGCGACACTGACGGCAGAGGCGAAAGAAACCTTCTCTATGCTTTCGGGAACCGTTCTCCGGCTCGCAAGAGCTGCTAGGTGCGTCAAACGACTCGACCTTGCTGGCTGTGCACGCGAATTGGGTCTCCCTTACCGCGAACGTACAGTTAAGTACACTAGAGATGTTGGTGAACGCATTGTCCGTGGACGCAAGTACCCGGCTCGACGCATCAAACTCCGAAAACGTGTCTTCAAACTGCCCACTGGTCGCGAGGTCGAAAAGACTCTTGCGAATGGTTGGCTGTTCTGGTCTTACGGTGTCAAACCGCTGGCCTCGGACATATATAACGGATTAGATGTGTTGCAACGACCATTAGCTTTCGAGCAACCTGTACGTGCGTATGCAAGTGACGGTGGCAATCGAGTAGAAATATTCGGAGGTCCTGGTACTTCTTACTATCAGACGGTTACAACATGGTCAGGCACGGTTCGTGGCGCCTGTGGTGCTTTGGTTAGCGTAAGCAACCCAAACCACTACTTGCTCAACAAAATGGGCCTCGCAAACCCCGCCCAGTGGGTGCTTGAAGCGATACCTTTCAGTTTCGTTGTCGATTGGTTTAGCAATCTTTCACAGGTTGTTGGCCAGTTCAACGAGTACTTAGGGTATTCAATCAGGGATTCCTGGATGAGTATGCAATATAAAGTCAAGCGTTCTTGGTACTCGGCTTCTCCTTGGAGTTCGCCGTATACTTTCGACGGGTTCGTGTTTACACGGACCCTCGGGTTACCTACGCCTAAACTGGTTTTTGCTTACGAGCGCTTTGGTGTCGAGCGCGCTTTAAATGCGATATCACTACTTGTCGGTTTCCTTCCGAGCCGACGTTAACCACAAAATAAAAGGACAATTATTATGCCAACTTTGGCCAATATCACCGTGAAGAAAGCTGACGGTACCACGGACGTGACCTACACAGCGGTCGCAGGTGCAGCAGGGGATCGAACCCCGGCCGCCTTTCGCAACAACACTGTCGGTACGACGATCTCCGAACGTCCTACGCTGCTCATCAGCAGCAAAGACAACGGACCTCGTACTGGCCGTCGCGTTGACATCAACTTCTCGTGGCCCATGACCACCGTCGACGCAGGTGGCAACAAAAGTATCGTCGGTCGTATGACCGGTACGGCTTCTGTTCTCGTTCCCCAAAACCAGGAAGCTTCGGTCATCGCTGAACAGGCCCATCAGTTCGGGAACCTCATCGGTTCTTCGATCGTTAAGGCTTCGATCAACGAAGGCTACGCCCCTCGGTAACAAGGAATCGCCATGACGTCACCATCGAATTTCAGTACTGAAATCGATGTTTTCCTAGCACTTTGCTGGAAACTCGGTACGCCAGTCGCCTATCGCGCAATCAAATGCGTTGAGCGGTCTGATTGGTTGGGGCTTTTGTCGTTGAAGGCAGAGCCGGCACACTACGTGTGTGCCAAAACTTACCTCGAAGACGCCCAAGTTGTCTCCTTCTTAAAGAAGTTCCAAGGTTTCGATCTTGGAATAGATTTAGAGAAGAAAGCAATGGCGACTTTCTGGGAAAGTGAACACCAGTGCTTCCGTTCCAACGAACGATTGAGTCCGCTCCTTTTTGACAGAAGTCATTATGGGGAGCGCGTTGCTCAGCTCATCGCTGAGTGGCGTAAAGAGATTCGGTCCGTTTTAGGAAAGTGTCCCGAACCATCGTCCTTGGACGGGAAGTTCGGGCCGGGATCCACGTACGGGAACCGCGGCAATCTCATCACGTTAGCAGATAAGCTATCTGAGGACTACACAGCCACACTACCAGCGAAAACATTCCTGCATTCGTGGGATATGACTGCTTGGTCGCGTTATGCGGCCTGCAGCCTCGACACGGTTGGTGACATTTCTGTCGCCACGTGCGGTGAATTCGCTCTTTACCCGGGAGAGCCCTACGCTGCTCGCGACTTCGAGTACGTTCGTGGTAACCGCTTTACAACGGTTAACAAGGACGCTCTGAAGAAACGCGGGATATGCGTCGAGCCCTCTTTAAATGTCTTCTACCAACTCGCGTATGGCAGTTACATGTCAGACCGAATGAAGCGCGTTTACGGGTGGGATAAAAAGATTCAGCAGGAATACCATAAGTTTCTTGCGCGCGTTGGCTCCCTCACGGGGGCTATCGCAACGATCGATTTGTCCAACGCAAGTGACACCGTCTGCTTCAACCTGGTAAAGTTGTTGCTTCCTAGAGACTGGTTCGACATGGTTTGTCGTCTCCGCTCGAGCCACACGTGCATACCGCCCAGTAAACCGGGCGGTAAGTCGAAGTGGGTTAAGTTGGAAAAATTCAGCTCTATGGGTAACGGTTTCACATTCGAACTAGAGACCTTGATCTTCTACACACTTGCAAAGGTGTTATGCAGACTCGAGGCGGTCGGCGAAGACAGGTTCACACCTGGCCTAGCCGTATCTGTATTCGGTGACGACATCGTCGTCCCGAAATCGATCTCTCGCTCGATGCTGGCGGCTCTCGCGTTCTTTGGGTTTACTCCGAATGCTTCAAAAACATTCGTTGATGGACCTTTCCGCGAAAGTTGTGGTGGTGATTACTTCAAAGGACGTGACGTCCGGCCTCACTTTCACAAGGAAGCCTATGAAGAACCACACCACCTTATTGCCCTCGCTAATGGTATCCGCCGCTTTGGTCGTCGTCTTGACGATCTTGGCGGTAACGGGTCTCATCGCGTTGCGTGGTTTCGATGTATTGACGCTCTACCTCGGCAGATCTCAATCTGCAGAGGCCCAGAGTCACTCGGTGACCTCGTCATCCATGATGACGAGGCGCACTGGCGGTCAAGAAACCCCATTAGGGTCCGCAACAGTATCCGCTACTTGCGTGTCTGGCGACCGGTCTCCAATCGAGTAATCGGTTGGGAACACTATCGTCCAGGCGTCGTATTGGCGGTTGCGTTATATGGTGGATCTTCGGGTCTATCAAACTCCTATACTAAAGCCCATGATCCTAAAGATCATTTAAGGCGCTCTGGCGTCGTTCCCCGTGTAAATGGGTCGTACGTCAGCGGTTATAGGTTCGGCCGTGTAGCGTATTCTTAACGAATACGTCATCTAGCCTCGCCCGCTAGTGGAGGG